GGGGGGGGGGGACGCGTCCCCCCCGTCCCCCCAACAAGTGTTCGATCTACTTCCAATGCCACTTCTGGCCGTTGCCCCCGGCGACCTTGCCGGTCCCTTCGAGGACAGCCAGAGCCTCGTCGACGTACGGCTTCTTGCTCGGCGTCAGCGCCTTGCGCAGGTCACCTCGGGTCAGGTCCTGCTGCTTCAGCTTGGCCGCGATGATGTCGATCGTGTCTCCCAGGATGTGCTTGTCGAGCGCCTCTGACTGGAGCGCAGCGGCCACCCCTTTGCGCTGCGCCATGTCGACGAAGTCCCGCTGCGTCGTGGCCCTGGCCGTAGCCAATACGTGGGACCTGACCTCGACGGACTTGGCCACGACCTGGTGGGCGATCGCCCACATATCCAGCCCGACGGACGACTGGCCAGTGGCCAATGCCAGGATTCCGGCCACTTTGACCGTGAGCAGCATCCGGTGGGCGTCGAGGGGGTCCGGGTAGCGCATCTCGTGGTCCGCCCACATCACCTCACGGATGATGTCCGGGTGGTATTCCATGAGCTTGTACCCGACCGACGGCGGGATCGGCGCCAAGGAACCCAGCGGACCCGGTTCTGCCGGGCGATGATCGGGATCGGGCTTGTTCGGATCGACGCACCAGGCCCACAACAAGCGCTGGGCGAACCCCTGCAATGCCGAGTCCCCGGTGAGGAACGCCACGGCGTACTTCTCCTGTGCGGCGACCACCGCCGTCAACCTGTAGGTCCCCGCCTGGATGAGACGCTTGCGTTCCGTCGTCGCATTCGGCGTCGACAGGGTCCCGCCCGACCACGCCGTGCACAGCCTCGACGTGTGCGTCGTCCCCTGGCGCTGATTCAGGTCGGAGATCACCTTGCCCTCGTCGACCTTGAAGCAGATTCCGGCGTACGCCTTCTTGCGCACCGGCTTCGATTTCGGGTCCGACGGATCATCGGCCACCAAGTCGTAGTAGGCGTCGATGATCCCCTCGCCGCTGCTGATGTCGAGGCCGATCTGCAGGTCTTTGCGCTGGGTCAGCGGCGTGAGGTGCTCGGCGCGGCGCATCGTCGACGATTTCTTCGCCCCTGATGGGCCGACGAGGACGGTCAGCAGGTCGAACGACGACTCGTCCCCGACCATCGCCGGGATGCCGTACTGCGGCGGGATCGCCGTGGCGTAGTGCGCCAGCCAGGCGTGCAGCTGCGCATCGGGGCAGGCGCCCATCGACCACGCCGCATCCCGGATGTGGGCGAGGAGTGGCAGCTGGGACCAGAACTCGGGCGGATGGATCAGCGTCGTCGGCGTATCATCGGGCTCGCTCGGGACCGCCGGGAGGGAGTTCGAAGACCCTGCTGGCGGTACCTGAGCACTCATCGGCATCATCTGCAGCCTGACGTGGCTCCCGCACGCTGCACGATCCCCGGCGAACTCGTACGCGGCGATGAAGTCGTAGAGGCTGATCGAGATCCCCCCGTCGGACTGCTGCTTGCCCAGCTGACGCAGCGCATCGGGCACCTCCCCGGTCCAGATCGCCAGCCTGCCGTCGGGGTGCAACTCGGCGCTGTGCCCGTCCCGTGGGTTCTTGCCCGGCCTGCACCAGTAGCCGTTGCGCATCCCCGTCCAGCCGTGCTTGACCAGGTAGTCGTCCCAGGCCAGATTGGCCCGCACCCAGTCCCCCGGCGTGTCCGGCAGCAACGACGACGGATGGCGGCTCTGCGACGGCGTCTGAGGCACCGGAGGTGGCTGCTTGGCCAGTCGTTCGACCAGCCAGGACGGCATCTCCGACAGCGGGCTCACGCCTCCAACCCCAACTCGGCGGCGTATTGGGTGATCTCACCCGTTCCGCGGTCGAGGATCACCGACGGCGGCAGGAGCACGTAGCCACCGTCGGCGCGGACGTCGACACCGGGCAGGAAGTTCGTCATGCACCGGACGTCCAGCGCTCCACCGTCCATGAACAGGTGCAACCCGCCCGTCGGCGTCGCGTGGATCCGGAGCCCGTAGTACGGATCGGTCCCGCCCTCCTGGCAGGCTCGTTCCCAGCTGTCGATCCCGTTGTGCTCGCCTTTGACGTCGAGATCGAAGACCACCACGTTCAGCCTGTTGGGCTGTCGCCCGGTGGCCAGGGCCAGGTTGAACAGCCGGTTACCGCCGAACCACGCCTTGACCGTCTGCGGGTCATGGGAGGCGTCGTGGAAGCCATTGGTCGTGGCTGGCAGCTTCGTGCCGTAGCGGCAGGGGAACACCCGGTATCCCCGCTGAGCCAGCTTGATCGCTGCGTCGTAGATGCCGAGCAGTCGATCGGTGTCGATGTTGGCGCTCATGAGTGACGCTCGATCTTGCGCTCCAGATCGGCCATGAGTTCCGGCGTCATCCATCGCTTCGACGACAGGTGGTCGACCCAGTCCATCTCGGTGCGGTCGAGATCGACCTCGTAGCGGATGTTGCCGTTGGGCCAGTGCAGTTGCAGCACGTTCCACTGGGGCAGGTAGGTCCACTTGCTATCTTGATTCACGGACGTGTCCTTTCGCGGGGATACGGGTCATCCGACCGGGGTCCAGGGACGGATGTCGTTCGAGGAGCCGGTGGTTCACAGCCACCGGCTCCTCGCTATGTATGGGGGTGGGGGTGCGGGCGACGCTACTCGCTGTGGTCGACCAGGGGAACCCCCTTGACAGACTTCTAGTAATAGCATATAGTACTCGTATGTCACGCATCCGTCAACGGCCGAACGCCCCTCGGCAGAAAGACCACCGAGAACAGATGGTGCAGGTCAACGTGCCGGTTCCACGGTGGTACCGCGAGCAGATCTACGACTACTGCGACGAGACGGGAAAGTCCTACGCCTCGGTGATCATCGGAGCAGTCTTGCTCAAAGTCCCGCCGCGGAAACCACCGAAGCTGACGGACTGGCCCCCGGCGCACTACAAGTGGAACTACGTGCCGACTTCTGACGTCGACGAGGCGGCAGAGGGATGATCGTCGTCGGCATCGATCCGGGGATCACGGGTGGACTGGCCTGCATCCGTCATGGCATCCTCGATGACGTCCAGGCCATGCCGGTCTATAGCGGGCGGGCTGATGGCCTGGGCATCGACGAGTTGCTCACCGAGTGGGAACCCGATGCCGTGTACGTCGAGGACACCCAGCCGATGCCACGCAACGGCTCGATCGCCAGCTTTTCGCTGGGACTCAATACCGGCATCGTCGTCGGAGCGGTGACGGCCAACCGCTTTCGCCTGGTGCGCGTCAGACCGCAGGCGTGGAAGAAGAAGATGGGTCTGATCGGCAAGGACAAGACCGCCAGCCGTGGCCTCGCCCGTGAACTCTTCCCTCAGTACGCCGAGCGCTTCAAGCTGGTCAAGCACGACGGTCTGGCCGAGGCGGCGCTGATCGCCAGGTACGGCGTGTTCAACGAGATCCAGGCAGGACAACCAGCATGACCGTCGAACTGTGGAGACAGTGCTTCCGTGAGTACATCGATAAGGGCACCGGCAGCGAGCGGACGATGGCCCGCCTGCTGTGGGAGATCAGCATGATCGACGAGGCGGCGATCGTCGCGGTGTTCGACCGCTACGCCAGCCGAATCCTGGAGGCCCAGGCATGAGCGACGACGTTGGACACATCGTCTGCTGCTGCGGCGAGCCGGTCACCATGTGCGGCGCAGCTGAGCAGAACTGGGGCGCGCCGATCTGCAAGGAGTGCTTGCGCCTCGAAGCGCTCGACGACTTCTGCCCGAAGTCACCACTCGGCTGTGAAGCCGTGCGCAACGGAGAGGTGATGGTCTGATGGACCTTGATGACCTGATCGACGAACACGAATCGAAGGGCGACTACCGTCGGGCCAACGGGGCGCCGATGGTCAGCGACCCGAACAACCCCGGCAAGTGGCTGCGCTACTCACGACCCTCCGGCTACGCCAAGGTCTTGGACAACTCCTTCGCGCTCAATGATTGGAAGATCAGCAAGGCGATGATCGGTGTCGCTGGGTCCCGAGCTATGCAGGCCGAAGTCATGGCCATCAAGGATGGTGACCGGGAGGGGATGAAGCTCCTCCGGGAGAAGGCGCTCGACAAGGGTGCAGCCAACGAGGCAGCCGATATGGGCACGGCACTGCACGCCATGACGGCTCGCGTCGAGGATCAGAGCGACACGTGGGAACCGCCGGAAGCGTATGCCGACGACCTGCGGGTCTACGTCGAGACGCTCCACGGCTACGGGCTCGTCAGTGAGTTCGTCGAGGTACACATGTGCAACGACTCGTTCCGGGCGGCGGGGACGGCCGATCGCATCTATCGCACGACGAAGCCGCTGCTTGCCCCGGACGGCACGACGCTGCAGCCAGGCACGCTGATCCTCGGTGATCTGAAGACCGGTGCGAAGCTGGACTTCTCCTTGCCGGGCTATTGCGTCCAGATGGCCCTGTACGCCGATGGCGTCTTCTACGACGTCGAGTCCAACGAGCGCCGAGAGACACCGCCGCTCGACAAGAACTGGACCATCCTCGTCCACCTGCCAGTGGGCAAGGCCAAATGCCGGATGATCTGGTGTTCGATCGACGTGGGCCTGCGCGGCGCACTGCTGGCCCACGACGTCAAGGAGTGGGACAAGCAGTGGAAGGCCGGGAGCATGTTGGGATACGACGAGCATGAGATCCTGTTGCCCTCCCTGCTGGAGCCGTATGCGGGTGAAGTGCTGGTCCCTCAGGAGATCCAGCCGCCAGACATGATGCCGATGCCGTCGGTCTTCGACCAGATGTACGACTGGGCCAAGAAGCGCATCGCTGCGATCGGGGAGTACCCGAAGGCCCGTGACATGCTCTTGCAGCGCTGGCCTGACGGGCTGCCCAGCCCGAAGAAGATCACCACCGACGACCAACTGACCACGCTGCTCGACCTGCTCGACTCGGTCGAGAAGCAGCATTCGCTCCCGTTCGTCCCCTCGGGCATGGCCAACGGGAAGCGAAAGAGCGAGTTGCCCCTCAGCAACTCGCACCACCACACCAAGGAAGCAAAGGAAGCACAGGAAGCATGAGCAACGACGACATCAATGGATTCCTCTTCGGGGGCAACGGCAAAGCCGCCAAGTTCGAGGAGATCGGGGACACGGTCGAGGGGATCATCACCGAGGCTGTCCAGACCCAGCAGACCCACATGGAGACCCAGGAGCCACTGACGTGGCCTGACGGTTCCCCTCGGATGCAGTTGGTGGTCACGCTGCAGACCGACGAGCACACCGACGACAACGACGATGGGCTGCGGCGCATCTTCGCCAAGGGCGGGCGCTACGAGGTGGCCGAGGGTGCCGGGACGTCGATGAAAGACGCAATCGCGGACGCCGTCAAGAAGTCGGGGTCGAAGAGCTTCGACGTCGGCGGCTGGTTGAAGGTCGGCTTCTCCGGGATGGGCAAGAAGACCAACCGTGGGTTCGCCGCACCGAAGCTGTTCCGGGCGCAGTACAAGGCGCCCACCGCCAGCATCGCGGCCAAGGACCTGTGGGACGACGAGGGCTAAGATGACCCACCGACGCTTCGAGTTGCATCGAGACGTCGACGTGACGGGAGTGAGTGGGACCGGCGTCGTCGCAGAGGGCGTGTTGTTCTCTGACGACGTCGCCGTCCTCCACTGGGTCAGCCAGTGGCCGTCGTCGATCGTCCACTACGAGCGGGGCATCGACTCGATCCTCCACGTCCACGGACACGGAGGGGCGACCCGCATCGTCTGGATCGACGAGGGCTGATGGTCGAGATCAGGCGGCTCAAACCACTGACCCGCCTGGCCATCCCGACCAAGCCGTTCGTCCCACCGAAGAACCCGAAGCCGCAGCGACGGTTGAAGGACTACCCGCCTCCGACGCCACAGCCGACGCCATGTCGGCTGTGGCAGGGGGCAGTGGACAAGTACGGGTACGGCAAGAAGAAGGTCAAGTACGCCGAGCACACCGGGTGGGAGTCGGACAAGATCCACCGCTGGGTGCTCAATCAGATTCGCGAGGTGCGCCTGCGCCCGGACCAGGTGGTGCTGCATCTGTGCGACCAGCCGCTGTGCTACCGGATCGATCACCTGCGCGTCGGCACCATCGCGGAGAACAACGCCGACATGCTCGCCAAGGGGCGGGCCAGCGCGCCGCCGGTCAACGTGCTGAAGGGCGAGAAGCACGGGATGTCGAAGCTGACCAAGGCGGCGGTGGAAGTGTTGTGGGAGATGCACGAACTCGGGGCGTCGCAGGTCGAGATCGGTCGTGCCCTGGGTGTCAGTCGCACGACCGTGCGACGGGTCCTGCGGGGCCTGAGTTGGACGGAGGACGATGTACCAAATGACGATGTTCCCGGACCTGGCACCGGAGGAGGAAGTGATCCTGGGGAAGGAGCCGAAGATTCGCCGAATCAAGCATGATCCAGCGATCGCGGACTGCCAGTGCTTCTCCTGTCTGAAGCGCGCCGCAACGTAGAGTTCGCCCGTGCAGGTGAACCCAAACGACTTCCGTATCCAGCGGGTTGTCGAGTGGCTCTGTACTCCGCCGGGCGAGCGCGAACCGCGGACGCAGAACGAGTTGGCCACCGAGATCGGCAAGACGGGATCGTGGATCAGCGCGCTGAAGAACGACGGCGCGTTCCTGCGCCTGTGGGAGGACCGCTACCGCAGAGTGGTCGGCAACCCCGGCAAGGTGCAGGAGGTGCTGCAGTCCTTGCAGGAGACGGCAGCCGACCGGACTGATCCCCGCCAGGTGCAGGCGGCGCGCGCCTACCTCGAAGCGCTCGACGTGATGAAGCCGAAGCGGGTGGATGTCACGGTGACGTCGACCGCCGCCAAGCAGTTGACCGATGAACAGCTGACGGAGATGATCGCTGCGCGCGCAGCCCAGGAGTTGCTCGATCGTCAGGAGTCCTGATGCCGTTCAACGGATACCAGCCGGGGACGGTCAGCCCGTCCGCTCGACGTGCCGACTTCGATCTGCGCCGTCGGGCCGACGAGGTGTTCATCGGACCCTCGGCTCCGGTCCAGCAGAACTACGAACTGTGGTTCAACACCAGTGACCAGATCCTCTACGTCTGGTGGTCGGACGAGTGGGTGCCACTGTCGGTCGGCACGCCTGGCCCCGAGGGACCACCAGGACCACAAGGGCCTCCAGGTAGCGGTGGCGGCGGTACCGGCACCGACGAAGTGTGGATCGGACCCGACGACCCGATCGCCGCCTACCCGACGATCGAACTGTGGGTCGACAGCGACGACAACAGCGGCGGCGGAGGGGGCGGTGGGGTCGGCACGCTCAGCTACGTCCACACCCAGCCGACGGTGTCGGCCACCTGGATGGTCGAACACCACCTCGGCTGGTTCCCCAACGTCACCGTCATCGACTCGGCCGGGTCGACCGTCGAAGGCGACGTGGCCCACATCGACAACGCGACCTTGACCATCTCCTTCAGCGGTGCCTTCAGCGGTACGGCGTATCTCAGCTAGGGGCACCAGTGGCACGCAGCTTCCTCACCGCGATCAACCTCAACAAGAACG